TTAATCAATCCTAATAAAGATAAAAAAATCATTCTAACAACTGACCAAGACTTAATAAAAGATGGTGTTCAGGCTATTGATGATGAATTTTTAGAATGGTTTGTGAAAAATCCAAGTTGTGAGTTTGTTGAGTTGAAACAATTATTTAAAGATGATTTTGGTTTTTGGGTTTCTTATTTAGATTTGTTACAAAACGAACCTTTAAGAGAAGTAGAATCAAAATACAAAATAATCATTCCAAAAGATGAACCTAAACAAGAACTTGAAAGAGGTGTTGAAATGACTCAAGTTGAAAAAAAATCAGCAGTAGATTGGTTGAAACCTCGAGTTGAACTTATGTTAATGGACGGGTATAAATTATATCCAAACGAACTTGAAGAAACTTTTGAAATAGCAAAAGACTTGGAAAAAGAAAAACAAGGTTATAGTAAGGAAGAAGTTTTAAATTTCACTCAAACTATGATTATGCAATATAAGTTTGGAAACACTAACATTGAACAATTAGATTTATTAAAAGAAACTTTACAACAATTTAAAAACAAATAACATTATGAAAGACTACAATGTAGCACAAAGACTTTTTTATGTTTGGAAACTTGAATTATGGTGGATTGCTTTTAATAGCGTAGAGTTTTATCCTGAAGATAGAAAACACTTAAAAGGTAATTGGTTTTGGAGAACCTGAATTTAATTAACTATGAAAAAAATATTAATAATACCAAAGATAATACTTGTGAAAATTCTAACCTTTTCACTAAACAGATTTGAAGACTACAACAAGTCTTTTAAAAGCGGTTACAATTACTAAAAACAAATAACTATGGAAATTATTAAAATTGACGGGGAAGTACAATTAACCAAAAGATATTGGTGGCAATTGTATAAAATAGGTTGGTATAAACATACTGATTTATGGGGAAGTCTATGGTGGATTAGATTTAATTGGAGTGCTGATGAGGATTTATACGAGATAAAAAACATAAGATTATGGTTGAAAAATAAACAAGAACAAGACAATAAAATAATATTTAAAAACAAATAACTATGAAAAATTTATTCTTATTACCAACAGAAAAACCGAGTAGATTTTATTCAACTGCTCCAACTGCAACTAAAAAAGAGGGATATGCTTTTGGAGAACATTATATTCCAAATACAAGGAATATGTTTAGTAACCACAATATTTACATCACTTCGGAAGAAGATTTAAAAGATAATGATTATATCATTACTAAAAAAGATGGTAGATTATTTCAAGTTTCTTATTTGCTTTCTAAAGTTTTGATAGGTTCATCAAAGGTTATCCTAACAACAGACCAAGACTTAATCAAAGATGGTGTTCAGGCTATTGATGATGAATTTTTAGAATGGTTTGTTAAGAATCCAAGTTGTGAGTGGGTTGAGGTGTTTAAATTACCTAAACAACAATTATCATCAAATTATTATTCAACTATTAATTGGATTGATAATAATATTTATAAAATCATTATTTCAAAAGAAGAACATAAACAAGAAACACTTGAAGAACTTAAAAAGTGGAAACAAGAAGCCTTAATTGCTCACGAAATCAATCAAAAAGTTATTGAAAAACTAATGGCTGAAAAAAAACTAATGTATAGTGAGGAAGAAGTTTTACCATTACTTGAAATGTTAGAAAAATGTAAAGATTATTTCTTACTTAAAACAGATGCAAAAAGCGAGGAAAGAGCAGATGCGATAGGTCAAGCGATTGAAGATTTTAAAAAACTTAAAAAAAATAAACCCCGATTGCAAGGATAAGTGCTACAAATATTATGTTTAGGGATAGTAAAGATGATGAAAAATTTAAGAATTTAATTTTATTTAATTTTTACGGGACGGACGATGAAGTGTCAAAATTTTATCGGATATTATTACTTATTATTTTATTTTTAATAATAATAATTGGAGCGATTTTTTTAATTTAAAAACAAATAATATATGATAACTTTAATATTGTGTTCGATTGTTTTATTCTCAATTTTTGCTTCTTTAGAAGCGATTACTATATATTACAGAATTAAAAACAACAACTTACAGAGCAAGAAAAAATACAAGAAATTGTAGATTCCTTTAGAACTCTTGATGATATTTATATTGAAATAGAAAAAGGTAATTTAAGTGTGTTAAGTAGAAAAATTGGTATTAATAAGTACCCGCAAATAAGATGTTTAATTAATTTTTTTTTAGAGATAGAATATTATCGTAAAATAGTTTTTTAAAAAAAAAATAAAACTACCTAAAGTAAGTAAAGAAAGAATAAAATTAAAAAAAAATACTTAATTTTTATTAAAAATAATGGAATCAGAAACTAAATATTTTAAAGCATTTATTCGTGTCGTAAAATCATTATCAAGAGATAAAAGAGATAGTAATTTTTTAGATTATTTTGGTTATGAAAACATCGTTGAAGAAAGATTGATTGAAGCGAAAGATAAAAAAGGAGTTCTTGATTTTTTATTAAATAAGTACCCGCAGTTTTTCCCGAATAATAAAATATACAGTCGTGAAACAAAAGACGATGCGCAGTTCTTTTATGTTGTTATTTTTGAACTTTATGGACACGAAGTTTTATCGCATAAAGAAACTTGGAAATGTAGTCATTGTCAAGAAGAATATAATAGCAAATATTTACATAAGCCTATTGTTAAATATTACAATGAAAATTTGTATTTCTGTAACAACGATATTTGCGATATAGAGTTCAAGAAAAAATACTATGAACAAAACGAAATTCCTGATGATAAAAAATACATCAATACTGATATTTGTTACATATACAAAATTACTGAAAAAGGAAGCGGAAAATGTTATATCGGTAAAACGTTAAATGCTCCGTTCTTTCGATGGTGGAATCACTTAACTCATAGCGGTAGTCCTTTCGGTATTTATTTCCGACAAAGTAATCTTTCTAATTGGACTTTTGAAGTAATTGAAATATTAGAAAAGAAGACCGATAAAGAGGTTTTTGAAATAGAGAGTAGTTACATTAAGTTGTACGATTCAATCTCTAACGGATTTAATACATTAATAAGTAAAAAGATAAGTTAAATGAGTTATATTTTAATAATCAATTTAGATGCGGAATGTTTTAATGACCCAAAGGTAGAAGTAGAATTAAATTATGATGGAGATTTAATAATTTTTGAAACAGAACAAGAGGCTATAAATTATGCAGAAGAGCAAAATTTAGAGAATTATGAAGTTTATAAAAAAATATATAAAAAATAAGAATAAAAATGGAAGTATTTATCAAGGTTAAAAACAATCTTTTTTATAAGATAAAAAACAAAGAGATTTACGCAATAAATACCGATAACGGTTCTTTTCGTAAAAGTAAAACTTTACCGTCCGCATATTCCGATGATGTTTCGGTTAGTAATAAAGAGGAATTTAATAACGCTTTAAAACAAATAGGTTTAGATGGAAAATTTAATTAGCACAACAGATTTCGTTATCCAACAATTTGAATTGTTGTTTAGAGATGAAATATCAAGAGATATTTTTATTGACAGAGTAATTACATACTCTAAATTTTTAAAGAAGCCTATCGAAAAAAATATGTTCGTTCCTTGTGATGAATTAAACAACATTTTAGAAGAGCCTACCTCTTGCGATAAGTCTTGTAGTCCAATTGATTTCTGTGAGGGAGGTAAATGTGATATTGAGGGTTGTTACAGAGAAAGGGGAAGATATGAACAAGCAAAAGAACGTGTTTTGTTTAATGGTTGGGAATTTTTAACAAATAGCCTTTCGGGCATTGAAACAGGTGTAAGAAACGAAGTTGTATTCAATGACAACGTAATTTATTTTTACGAAGATGTCCCCACAATTTTTGTTAGTTCAGATTTAACATTCAGAACGCCTATTCATACAATTGAGGATTTGCTTAAAACAGGACTTGATTTAAAACTTACAGATAAACTTAAAAAACTAAAATTAATTTAAAAAAAAGTAAAGATGAACTTAAGAAAAAAATTATGTAAACCTTTTGGTGGTTTATTGACCGAAACAGTAAATGAATTAGAAAAGATTGTAGATAACTATGTAGTTGATGTCATTGAGTGGTGCGCTACTGATGAAGCAAGAGTTGTAATTCAAGATTTAATTTTAGTTGGAGAACTTAATAAAAATTATTCTGCAAAAGACCTATTGAAAATTTACAAAAAAGAAAAAGGATTATAACAAATCAACAAAAAATAAAAGAAGTTCAAACAACTTTAAAAAATATTATAAGAAATATGATTTTAGTTAGTATGACGCAATTCGTTAAAAATTTAGCGATTGTAGGAATGGAGGTTCAGTCGTTAACACATCAGTTATCAGAAAGAGCGAATAGGTTTAAAATAATTCAGAATTATGCAGACTTCCTGCTTAAAGATATTGAAAAAGGAATGGTTGTTCCTTGTGATGAATTAGGGAACGTTTTAGAAGAGCCTTTGCAGGAACATTATACAGATTGCAACGAAGAGCAAAATGCGAGAGATTGGCTTTACAATTTAGAAAAATATAAAGAAGCCCAAAGCCGTGTTTTGTTCAAAGGTTTTAAGGTTGTCGATTGCACCAAGAGTAGTTTTAGCCGAAGCACTAAATCTATAACCAATGAAAGCGGAATAATCCATTTGTTTTGGTTTGATAATATAACTAAAACTTGGAATAAGTCCTTTGGGTTAGAATCCATAGAGTCTTTATCTCAATTTAATTGCTTGGAACTTACAGAAACCGCAAAAAAAGAAATTGGTTATGACTAAAGAAGATTACGATAAAGGAACTGCTATTTTAGAGCAAATTGACAAAATAAATGCTCTTCAAGAAAAAGTGCACAAAAAACACAACGAATACAAAGAAACAGATGTCGAGTTAAAGGAAGTTTTGAAATCTTGTTATGAAGCGTTAAGTGTTTTAGAGGATATAAACAAAGAGAAGTTCAAACAACTTTAAAAAATATGATGAGAAAAATTATTGTTGCTATTTTGGATTTGTTTCTAAAAGCATTTGAAAACTATAACGCTGATTTTAAAAAATATAATGGATTATGACAAGACAAGAACAGGTTAAACAGGAGTTTATAAAAAGGGTTTACGGAGAATACTATAAAGAATGTAATCCCGATGAAAATGGTTGGACTAAATGGACTGACCCTGCAAGATTTAGTGATTTAGAGTTTGATAATGTAAAAGATTTGATGCGACCACTTTCTTTGAAAGGTATCGAAGATAATAATGGTTGGACAAAAATTTTAAGCAGGGAAGATTTGCCAAAAGAATACGGGTGGTATTTGGTAGTTGAAAGAGAAACAGGAAAAATATTAGAAAGAGAGTTTTATAAAGGAAACATAGACTTCTTTTACATTCGTTCTTCACACTACAAACCAATTCAAAAACAAAAAAAACCAATTTATTAAAAACCAAATAGTATGAAACAAATTTTATCTGTGTTATCAAACACACACTATACTCAAGACGAATCGAACAAGGAGTTTGTATTAAAGCCAATGATGGAACTTATAATCGTTTATGCTGACGGAAAAAACCACACATTAACCTCAAAAGGATTAAAGCAGGAAGTTAAGTGTTCAGAGGTTAGAATGATTGTTAGTCCTTATATGTTACAAGCATTGATTACGGAACTTCAATTACATAAAAAAAAGTTAGATGCGGTAGTTAAAAACGCCGACCAATTGAGTAGCCTCGTGAAACATATTTCCAATGATGAAGATAACGAAAAAAAATAAATAATATGCAAAACGATAAATATATTTATCTGTTCATAGGGCTTTGCTTGTTATCTGCTATTGTACAAATAATAGCAGTATTGATTATGTCTAAAAAAGAAATAGAAAACAAAAAAGTACATAAGTTTTATTGCGAACTTTATGAAAGTATTTGTGATAAAGATTATATTGATTCTTTATGTAAAGAAATTAATAAATTAAACAACATTACGCCCGAAGAAAGCCTTTTTTTGTTAAATCATTTTAAGAGCCAAAAACCAAGTTTTTTTAAGCACAGACGTTTTTATTTTAATAAAGTTTATAGGGGCAAGATTTTTTGGTGGAATGTTTCTTATGCGGAACAATCTACGGAGCAGAGAAAGTTGTTTGTAAAAATGCTTATCGACAAAACAAAACCTGCTAAAGTCTATGGTTATGAGGTTTTTTAAAAAAATATAAAAAATATTATAAATAAGTTTTTTTATTCTAAATAAGTTTTTTATATTTGTACTCAAGAAACTTAAAAAACAACAAAAATCTTTAAATTATGGAAACTACAATGAACAATCAAGCCCAAGAAGTAAGCGAAGAAAAAAGCGCAATCTATTTCAAAACATTTGATTTACTTAACGACACAAAAACTAATTGGTCTGTTAACAAAAAACCTTTAGTTTGTCCTGACGGCTATCCTACTGAATCTTTTGGTATTTATCGTAATGACAATAATCAATGGTTAGGAACTGTTGGTAAGCAATACGAACTTATGCAAAATGCTACTTTGGCTCAAAATATCATTGAAGCATCTTTAGATGTTAGCGAAAAATTTAGAGGCGGAGAATTATTTGGCGGTAAAAAAGTTTATTATCAAGCGCAGTTGGAAGACACTCACATTGCTAACGACACAATCAAAAGATATGTAACGGGTTTAAATAGCCACGATGGTTCTTCTTCAATCGGATTTGGATTTACAAATCAAGTTGTTGTTTGTCAAAACACTTTTCATATTGCAATGAAAGATGTGAGTAGATTTAGACATACGGCTTCCGCTCAACAAAGAGTTGAAATCGCAAGACAGGAAATCAATAGAATACTAAAAATTGAGAGTGGTCTTATGGACAACTACAAGCGTATGGCTGATACAAAAATAAATGCAGTTGTTACAAAAAGAGTAATCGCTGATTTATTTAATTTCCAAGAAGACGACTTTGAAAAAGAAACCAAAGAATTTTCAACAAAAAAAATCAACGAACTAACCAAGTTCAACGAAATACTTGAGGCAGAATTACAATCTCACGGCAATACTCTTTGGGGTTTATTTAATGCAGTAACTTGGAAAACTAACCATCAAGACGTAAAAGAAAACAGAAGTTTAGAAAACGTTATGGTTGGTTCAGGATATAAGAAGAATTTAAACGCCTACAACATCATAGTTGATTCATTACCTACGTTGGTAGCAACTGTATAAAATTAATGGGGCTGAAAAGCCCCTTTAAAAACAAAAATTATGTCAAATAAAAAAGAAAAACAAAATAAGACAAAGAAGTCTTTTGTAGAAACGCCCGATGGCAAATTAGAGATTTTAAAAAGTTTTTCTGTCGTTTCTGAAAACAGAAAAATAAGTCTTGTTCGTCTTGCTGATGAAAGTATTATTATAAATGTGATAAGATATGAAGAAAGTGTAGATAGCCCTTATGAAAATGTAATAACTAATCAAACTATGAGATTGTCAAAACTAACTTTCTCTATGTTGTTTGCTTGTTTTTTTAAGGCAGACCAAGATTTTGAAATAAATGCTAATAAGTTAATCGAAGAATTAAACGAAAGAAACAATAAATAAATTATATGAACTCTGATAAAAAAAAACATCAAACAGATTTCGCTCTAATAAAAGTAACAAGAGTTGAGGTTATAGACCATTCAAAATCTGCGGAGCAGGGAGGCGGAAGAGTGTTTGTAAAAAAAGATTGTAAGAGTGTGGAACTATCATATCAAGATGATGGAAAAACACTAAAATTATTTATAAAATAAAATGAGTTTAAAAGGGGGTAAGACTTTGAGTTTTATTATTCAGGTTTATGGAGAAAAAACCCTTGACAGGATTGATGGTTTCGACAATGCAATTATAGGATTTGAAGTAAAAACAAACAGGCTGATTTATTCGGTAAAAAAATGTATCAAAATACTTAAAAAAAATATGCCTAAAGAAGAAGCAATAGACCATTTTTATATGGTTGTTTTTCCTGAAAACATAAATTTTAAAAATGCAATATTTTGCGAAGATTATTTAATAAAAAAACCAAACATTTAAGACTATGAAAAAACTATTTTTAACACTATTATTTTTGATGTTTTCATTAACATCTTTTTCACAAACTTTTGTAAAAAAATACACTTCTGCTATTGCTGAAAAAGCAGGTGTTCTTGAAGATTGGAAAGAGGTTTCTATCACAGTTGTTTTCAACGAAGAAGACACAGGGGATATTGTTTTTTACTATTCTAATGGAAACACTAAAAGGTTTCATCAAATAGGAGATGTTGAAAAAGGAAAAACAAAAGCAGGAGAAAATTATCAAATAATTTATTGTATTGATAATGCCGATGCTAAAAAAGTAGCAATTCAGTTGTTTGATGAAGATAGTACTTTAAGAATTCTGATTTCAGAGGGATATTCGGTTGAATTTCATAGATAATTATTTATGAATCAAGATTTAATTCCTTATTACAAATGGTTTTATGGAAAGTTCGTATTAGTGGGCTACATTAAAAAATAAACAGCTATGACACTAAAAGAAAAGTTTAGAGATAAAATATTGTCTTTTTTAAGTGACAATATGAAAGAACAAAACGCAATTGAATGCGAACAAATAGCAGATGAATTTGCTATTGAGTTTGCGGAATGGTGTGATGATAATTACTTTAGAATGGGTAATACTTCTATATGGAGCGATTCAACAGATTGGGAGGATAATATAAAAATTACCACAAAAGAACTATTAGAAATCTTTAAAAAAGAAAAAGGCTTATGAATTTGACAAAACAATTTCAAGAACTATTTAATGGAACTAATATTAATCAAAACAGGGTTAATGGTTCTGTTAAGATTTGTAAAGAAACGTCTATTGGGTTTGCGGAATGGATTGTTGAAAAACACAAACAATATCCTAATGCAGTTTTAAGATTTGACAAACTTTTTGATATTTACGAAAAAGAACAACAAAATAATAATCAAAGTATGTTGCCACCAAAACAAAAAGCAGATGAACTTTTCAGAAAAATAAGTATGTTGATGGACTTGAAACATAGTGAAATTTTAGAAGTTTTAGATTTCTTGGTAGAAACAAAAATAATTTCCCCAAGTATTGACGAAAAAGAAAAAAAATATTGGGAACAAGTAAGAGTTGAATCCGAAAAAATAAAATAAAATGGAAACTAAAATAAGAAAATGCTTTAATCCAAAATGTGCAAACATAATTCCTGTTACAGAAAGACCTAATAAAAAGTTTTGTTCAGAAAATTGTAAAAACAAAGCGCATAACCAAATTAATAAAAAGGGTATGTTAACTTGGGATAAAGTTCTTGATGCGTATGATGAATTACCAAAGGAAAAAGTTGTCCCACTTCAAGAATTTTTAAAAGAAAATTATTATCCACCAAGAAAAATTAAAAACAAAAAATAATATGTTGGAAATTTGGAAAGACATTCCTGAATTTGAAAAACTATACCAAGTAAGTAATTTAGGGAATGTAAAAGCGTTAAGGAAAGTAAGAAAAACAGGTAGGTCAGGCTCTACTTTGAGAGTTTATGAAGAGAAAATATTAAAATCTTCTAATTGTTCAAAAAATGGATATGAAATGGTTAGTCTTTCTCGTTTTGGAAAAACAAAAACATTTACGATACACAGATTGGTTTGTGTTGCTTTTTTAGAAAATGTTTCAAATTTCAAGTGTATAAATCATAAAGACGGAAATAAATTAAATAATAATGTTTCAAATTTAGAATGGTGTGATTACTCTCATAATTCACAACACGCCTTTAAAATGGGGCTTCAAAAAAACGCTTTTTTATCAGGGGTTAAAAATTTAGCATCAAAAAAAGTTTTAAGAACTTTAGATAATAAAATTTTTAATTCAATAAAAGAAGCATTTGATGATTCTAATATTGAAATAAAATGCTCTACTTTTTACAAAAAATTAAAAAACAACAAAATAGAAAATTATAAAATTGTATAAATATGAAAATAATAAAGCCAATAGTGTTTTTTGACCTTGAATCCACAGGTCTTGATTTGTCCAAAGACAGAGTCGTATCAATCGCTACCATAAAAATTGACTTGGACGGAAAATCAGAGGAAAAGAAAATTTTAATGAATCCTGAAATGCCTATCCCAAAAGAGGCTTCTGACGTTCACGGTATTACTGACGATATGGTTGCCGATGCGCCAACGTTTAGACAACTTTCAAAGTCTTTATTCGCCTATTTTGAAAACTGCGACATAGCAGGTTTTAACTCTGATTTTTACGATGTTCCATTGTTGATGAAAGAATTTAGCAGATGTGGTATCGAATTTCCTACTTGGGAATTAAATTTAGTTGATGTTTTAAGGTTTGAAAAAATCCTAAACTCAAACAAACTTGGAGAGGTTTATAAAAGGTACACAGGCAAAGATTTAGAGGGCGCACACGATGCGCTAAATGATATTAGAGCCACTTTTGAGATTTTAATGTGTCAATTGCAACAACACGGCAAAGAAGACCTTACACCTCAAGATATTGATTTAATGTGTCAAGGCGAAAGAAAACGTTTTGATTTAAGCGGTAAAACTTACATAAACGCAAACGGAGAGGTTTGTTGGTCAATAGGTAAAAATGCTAACAATCCCGTTACTAAAGATATTCCTTATCTAAATTGGGTTTTAAGTAGTGATTTTCCTGACGAAACAAAAGCCAAATTAAGAACGCTTTTAAAATAATATTATGAAGCCAATTGTTTGGACAGAACAAAACGAATTTTTTGGACTTGATTATTCGTCAAAAAAAGGGATATTTCACGATTACGAATTTGATATTCGGTATGATTATGAGGGCAATCCAAAGATAAAGCCGTATTACTGCGGAATATTTTTAACAATATTTAAAAATAATTCAAAGGTTGGTTCTAAATATGGACATTCAATAGAAACCCTTGTAAGATATTCTGAAATTTATTTAGAAAATGAAAAACAAAAATTTTTAAAATAAAAAATATGAAAAATGTTGAAAATATTGGGATAAACGGAAATTTTATAACCAATGAACAAGCAAATAAAATGGGTTTTAAAAAGAATAGTTTTAATTATTATGTTAAAGCCTCTATTTCAAAGAACGATACAGAAATTGTTATAGAAAAATGTAAAGCAATAGAATCTACAAGCGGTAGAGAAACTATTTATTTTAAAGAGCAAGATACGGGAATATTGATATTTACTCTTTCTGAAAATCCTGATATGAAAATAACAAAATAACTTAAAAAATAAATAAAATGAGCCAAAAAATTGACGAATTAATCGGAACAGGTGTAATTGAAAAAAGCAAAGCAGATTACATTAAAGAAAAATTTCAAGACTTTACCCAAGCGATTGAGGAATGGTCTGAAAAGGCAAATGCCATAGTAGTAACTGACGAAACTCAAAAAGAGTTAATGGCTGAAGCAAGAGAGGGTAGATTATTGCTTAAAGCCAAACGTATTGAGGTTGAAAAAGTAAGAAAGTCATTAAAAGAACAATCTTTAAGCGAGGGTAGATTGATTGATAGCGTTGCAAAGTATTTGACGAGTCTAATCGAACCTGCTGAAAAGCATTTAGAACTTCAAGAAAAATTTGTAGAAATACAAGAACAAAACAAGCGCATTAAGTTAAAAGCGGATAGAACTGAAATGCTAAAGCCTTATCTTGAAGTTATTGACCCAAATTCTATACAATTAGATTTGATTTCAGAGGAAGCATTTACTACGATTTTAAATGGTGCTAAAGTGTCTTTAGAGAACAAAAGAGAAGAAGCATTAAGATTAGAGAAAGAACGTTTAGAAAGAGAGGAAAAGCAAAAATTGTTTCAAGAAAGAAGTTTAAAGTTAGCCGAATTTAAACAGTTTTATGATGCTGAAAAAGACCTAATTCTAACAACTGAAACTGATTCAGTTGCTTTTGAAGAACTTATGAATAATTTGCTTTTGAGAAAACAAGAATATTTGATTGAGCGTGATAAAATTGAAAAAGAAAACGAAAAACTTAAAAAGCAAAATCAAGAAAAAGAAAAGCAGATTAACGAATTAAAGACTATTGTAAAAACAAATCCAACGCCTACTGCCGAAGCATCAACCATAATTAAGAGAGAGGTGGCGGATAAAGATTCTTTCGGGGCTGATTCAGAAGAAGAATTAATCACTATTAAAAAATCGGACTTTGAGATTCTTAAATCAAGATACATTATAGCAAGGTCTGCTTTAGAGTCTGTTTTATACTTTATTGTACCTCAAAATTTAAGGAATTTAGTAAACAATGCTTTAAAAGAGATAGCGGAAGCAGGGACTAATCCTGAATAAATAAAAAGTATTATAAATAAGTAAAAATAATATAAAAAATATTTGATATTCTAAATAATATTATGTAAGTTTGAAGAACTAAAAAAACACTATGGAAACTTTAAAAACAATCTTTTATCATTACCTTGTTGGTATTTTATTTTCTGTAAGTATTGTTATTCTTATCATTCTTTTTGACTGTTTTTTTAATGGCTTTTTTGCTTATCCTGAATTCGGGAATTTTGTAAAAGTTTCTCTTATAAGCGGTGTGGGTTTTGGATTGACACACTACACCGCTATTAAATTTTTTCAATCCTAAAAAAAAATTAAAATAAATCTAAAAACAAATCTAAAAACAAAAAATTATGAAAAAATTACTATTAAGTTTTATGTTGCTTATCTCTTTAAGCGTGTTTTCTCAAACTAAAAATCCTTTTGTAATCCAACATTGCAAAGACAAAATGAGCGAAAAGGAATACTATTTTGCAGAAAAAAAGTTAATCTGTTCTAATGCTGAAAAAACTAAAGGTTTTACTATTACTCCAAGTTTTATAACAAATGATGGTAAATTGGTAAACAATGGTTTTAATTGTAAAAATGTAAACATTGGGGCTTGCGATGAAAAAGATGAACTGATATTTTTGTTTGAAGATGATACTAAAATAACTATGACATCTTGGAATAAGTTTAATTGTGATGGAAACGCCTACTTTGATTTTTCTGAAGACCAACTTAATCAATTATCTTCCAAAAAAGTTTCCGCAATACGTTTCACAAATGGCAGAACCTTTGACAACCTTACATATTCTTTAAAAGAAACTGAAAAAGACTATTTTGTTAGGGCATATACCAATTTTAAAATTGTAGAAATAGATTGTTCAAAATAAACTACTAACCTTTTAATAAACCAACATTATGAAAATTTTTAAATTCATTTGGAATCTTTTTTTTGGTAGCCAATCAAAAGATAAATTCGCTCAAGGCGGAATAATTGAAAATTTTGAAGACCAAGAAAAAGAAAATTGTCCAATACCAAAAGGAGATGATTTTTTTAATCCAATAAAAATTGATAGTTCTATGCCGAGCGGAGATGATTTTTTTGTTTCTAATGAAATAATTCAAAAGGAAATAAATACAGATAAAGATTTTTTAAGTTCCGAAAATAAACCAAAAAAGAAGAGAAAGAAAAACATTGTAGGTCAAAAAACTTTGAATGAAATTAAAGAATACTTAATAGCCTATGGTTCGCTTGACGTTCTTACCTGTGAACAAAAATTTAAAGTAAAAAGTTTACATAATTTCATTTGGTTTTTGAGAAAAGACGGTTTTGTTTTTAAAACTGAAAAAATCTTTTTGCACAATGAACTTGGAAAAAAAGTGGAAGTAGTTAATTATAAATTAATCACTAAAAAATAAAATGGAACAAATTAAAAAAGTAACTTTGGAGTCGGTAACAAATATCAGCGAAGTTTTGTCTTCTAAAACAAAAAAGGCTTCAAAAGAAACAATTTTTCACAAAACACTTGATTTCATATCTCTGAACGGAGATAAAGATTTTGTTGAAGTTTATAACGATTTTTTCCTCAAAAACGATTTTGAAGAAACATTAAGAATTTTAAATATCTAAAAAATGCAAAAAATACAGGTAGAAGTAACCAAGTTATACAAAATACTTCTTGATAGGAGTATGACACAAAAAGACCTTTATAACTTGATAATGGAAGCGAACAATGGTAAATCTGTTTCTATGTATATTATCAATGAAATTGTAAACGGCAAAAGAAAAAATTATAACATCAATACCGCAATATTGATTTGTAACGCACTTAATTTACCAATTGACGATATAGTTGACTGATGGAAATATTAGACTTCATAAATGATTTAAGAAAAATGGGCGCTATTTATTATAAAATATGGCTTCCTATTATACTTCAATTTCACAAAGAAGAAAATGTAACTATAAAACTTAATGTACCAATTGATATTTCAAAAACAACTTATTACAGAGTAATAAACTATGGTGTAAGTGTGTTTCCGAAATATGTAAAATTGTATGTTTTAAGGAAGAATTATAGTGAACTTGTTTTGTCGATAAATGAAGAAAAATATGTAGAGTATGTTTCAAAAACAAATCATTTAAAAGAGCCTGTTCAAGAAGTTTTAAAAGAAAAACCCATAGAGGCTGAAATTATTACAGAAAATCAAAAAAAACCAAGAAAAAAATCAACAGAAACATCTTATCCAAATGAGGTTTATGAAGAAATAATAAACTATCTTAATTTAGCCACAGGCAAAAATTACAAGACAACCTCTGTAATCAATAGGAAGTTTATTACTCAAAGATTAAATGATGGATTTAATATTGATGATTTTAAACAGGTAATATCTGTAAAAACAAAAAATTGGTTAGGTTCTAAAATGGAACAATTTTTAAGACCTGAAACCTTATTTTCAAACAAGTTTGAATCATATTTAAACGAAAATGTAGTTTCAAATGCTCCAAACTCAAATTTAAAAAACACTTATGACCAAGTTAGTATCGCAACAGAGTTCTTTAATAGTCAAGGATAATTTAGTAGTTGGCAATTTGCCAAACACTAATCCGAATGACATTTTAATTTTTAATAAGAAAATTACTGATAGAACTTTAAAAGAAATAAATAGTTCTAATAAAGCAGAAATTACAGAAATAACAAAGATTATTGCTCAATGGGGTTACGCATTAGGTATAACTGTTGTTGCTCAAGATTTAGTAACTTTAAACAATTTTATAAGAGAAAATTTCCCTAACTTAAATATTTTCGATTTAAAAGTATGTGTAAGGCTCGTTTCTATTGATTCTGATTTGCTTGAAACAGATGCCGAGCATTATGGTAAATTAACTATGATTTATGTTTCAAAAGTTCTTAAAGCGTATGAAAAATACAAAAGTACTGTTTGCTTTGGAGTAAGACAAAAAGTTTTAAAATTAGAAGAAGCAAACAAAGAACCTATTTCAAAAGAAGAACGCCTTAAAAACTTTAAAGAATTACTTGTAAATGCTAAAAAAATAGTCGATAAAGGCGAACTTTATGATGATTTAGGCGAAGTAATCTACAACTTCATAAGACACAACAAACTTGTTAATATTGATGATGAGTTAATCAAAAAAGCAATGGAAAGCGGGGAAAGACAATTTTTAGAAGCAGTAAGCGATTCCAAAAAAGGAAATCTAAAAAAAATGATAAACGATGTTTCTTTTAATGCGACTAAAAAAGAGGAAATAGTTAGAAGAGGTGCAAGGCGATATGTTGCTAATTTTTGGATTGATGTTATGGAATTAGATAATATGTTAAAAAAATTAACGTATGAAATGCTTTTATATTAGAAATAATATTTATTTTTACAAAAGATAATTATTATTATGGTTTGTAAAGGCAAAATATTAGACTTAATCCCTGTAACCGATACGGTTATGCAGGTTGTTATTCAGGTAAAAAAGAATGAATCTTATTTCCCTGTCGCTTTTACGGCTTTTTTAGAAATCAAAGTTTTAATTCAACAATTAAGAATAGAAAAAGGAGATACTGTAAAAATAGACTACTACATTAAATCTAAAAAGTGGCAAGACAAATACTTAACAAGTGCAATAGTAGAGAAAATAAACGTTGTTGCTAAAAAATCTCCGCAACAATTAATCGTTGATTTATCTACGGGAGAAATAATAGGATAATATGGGTTTAAATATAGAGGTTTGGAAAGACATTATTGGATATGAAAATTTATATCAAATTTCAAATTTAGGCAGGGTTAAAAGTTTGGCTAAAAAAAGATTTACAGGAAAAAATTTTAAGACAATAAGAGAATATCCTGAAAAAATACTCTCTACTAAATTTAACAATAATGGTTATGAACAAACTACTATATGTAAAAATGGTGTTTTGAGTTGTTTTTTAGTACACAGATTAGTCGCAAAGTCTTTTTTGTTTACAGACGACTTTAGTAAGCAAGTAAATCATATTAACGGAGATAAAAAATGCAATAATTTAGAAAACCTTGAGTGGGTTTCAAGTAGAGAAAACGAGTGTCATAAACAAACCTTATTAAAAAAAACAAGTAATTATATTGGAGTTAGTTTTGTTATAAAAACTAATAAATGGAGAAGTCAAATTCAATTTAATGGCAGAAAGATACATCTTGGGTTTTATGATTCCGAAGAGGAAGCATATTTAAAAAGATGTATTTTTGAATCGGAAAATAAAATATCAAACAAATATTTATAATAATAAAAAAGAAACTTAAAAAATGGAAATCGTAGGAAAAATTAAAGTGATAAACCCAACTAAAGAGGTTTCAGACACTTTCAAAAAAAGAGAATTAGTTGTAACAACCGATGAGCAATATCCTCAACATATTTTGATTGATTTTGTTCAAGACAAATGCTCAATTCTTGACAATTATAAAGTTGGCGAAAACGTAAGCGTTAAAATAAACGTCAGAGGTAAAGAGTACACAAACAAAAATGGGGAAGTGGGCTATTTTAATCAATTACAAGGTTGGAAATTAGAAAGAACTGATTCCGCTATACCAAATCAACAATAAATCAATATGTCCAAAGAATTAATTACTATTCAGGTTACATCTCCAAGAGAAAGTGAAAAGTCTATTGGTGTATTAGTGGATTTGGTATTTAATGAGGACGGACTTAATGTTTCTGCAAGTAATTTAAAGTGGTTTCCTAAAAGCCTATGCTTAATTGAGAGAGTTGAGCCTGTTGACCCTAAAAAAAACCTGCCAACATATTTTTTAACCGCTCCGAAATGGTTGATTGAAAAAAATTTAAAAAAATAAATTATGGGATTTAGCGTAGGAGATAGAGTTGTTTGTATAGACGATTCAATGCAACCTGAAGCGGTCGAGCATTTAAAAAGGCTTGTTCCTAATTGGGTTAAAAAAGATAACAAATACACTATTAGAGAAATAAAAACAAACAGAGGTATTGCAACGGGTGTTTTACTTGAAGAGATAGATAATCCGATTGTTTTTATAGAATTAGTTGGTGGTTTTCAAGAACCTGCTTTTGCTGAATGGAGATTTAGAAAATTAAAACCAAAAGAAGATATGGTCGAGGTGCATCAAGAAATATTAGAAATGGTGTAATGTATTGGTAATCAAAAAAAATCATATATTTGTTCTTTTAAAATAAAGAAATTATGGCAAACAAGACTAAAAGAGATTATGATAAAATGACTTCAGAGGATTTAATTGTTTATTTAGACAAACTTCCTTATAAAACTTTTGCGGGATTTGTAGATGCCGATACTAAAGTTAGATATTTTTTAGCCAAGTTTGGAAAATTATTTGCAAAAGAAGTAAAAGGTAGCGGATTATATTTAAGCGCAGTTATTCCTATGTCAATGATTGAAAGTTTTTATGGTAGAAGTAATATTTTTATGCAAGGAAAAAATTTTGGCGGTGTAAGATATAACAAAAATATTCACTCTGATTTTTATCAATCCTCAACAGGAAGATGGGCTAAATGGGCTAATTATGAAGAGGGTGTTAAGGGCTACATCGGAAATTTAAAATCCAAAAGATACGAGAAAGCAAGAAAAGAAGCAAAAAGCCCTGAACAACAAATATTAATGATTCACGATGCAGGATATGACCCTTTAACTACAAGAAGACAATATTTAAGCAAAATGCAAGGTAATGTAAATAGAGTTAGAAAAATTTTAGGTTTTGGTAAAATAGAGTAATTATGAAAAACGGAATTAAATATACAGTCGTAATAATGACTTTGGCGGGAATTTCTTACCTGTCATTTTTAACTTTTAAAAGATTTTTAGAAGCAAAGAGAGATGCAACTACGGTTACACTACAAGAAGCAGATGAAATACTAAATAACATATAAATACAAAAAAACCAATGAAACTTATTATCGGAATCCCAACAATCAACAGAGCCGACCTTTTAAATGAAGCGTTGGCTAATTATTTTGAAGATTTTAAAAACACAGAAATCGTAATTTGTGATAATGGAAATCAAGAAATAATTACAAGAGAAAGAAATTTTGTTCACTATAAGCCCGAAAAAAATTTAGGAGTATCGGGAAGTTGGAATATGTTAATGGATTATGCAGACAAGGTAAAAGGAACGCACGTTCTTATTTTAAATGATGACATTTATTTAGGAAAATCTGAAGATGAAATAAATACAATAATTCGATTATGGAATCCTGAATTTATTTGTACTGAACTCAATTGGTGTAGTTTTATTTTATCTGTTGAAACTTTTAAAAAAGTAGGTAATTTTGATGAAAATTTCTTTCCTGCTTACTTCGAGGATAACGACTACTTCAGACGTATGCAGTTGGCAAATGTGCCAATAATAGTAAACCCTATGCTTAATCCTGTAATTTACAGAAACAGTATGACAATTCAAAAATCTCCTGAATTAAATAGTGGATTTGAAAAAAATCGTCAATACTATATTTCTAAATGGGGCGGACAACCAACTCAAGAAACATTTGCTACCCCGTTTAATCAATAAAAATGAATAGCGTTTTGAATCAAGATAACGTAACTTGTATAATTCCTTTTTATAATGAAGAAGAATGGACATTGAGAATAATTGTTTTTTCTCTATTGGCTATACCTGAAATTAATCAAATAATTCTTGTTGATGATGGTTCTAAAAGTAAAAAGGTATTTAATGGTATGGTTCGTACATTCAAACACAGATACCCCGTTAATATAATAAGAATAAATTCTAATATTGGAAAATCCTCTGCGGTTTCTTATGCTTTAAATAAAGCCTATAATAAAAACATTTTATTAGTTGATTCGGACTTGGAAGATGTAAGAGTTTCAGAATTTAAAAGTGCTATTAAAAAATTCAAAGAAGAATCTTTGGAAATGGTTATTCTTAAACGTACAAAATCTTTGCCTTTGGTAAAAATTTTCAGGTCAAATACTTTGTTTTCGGGGGAAAGGATAATAAATAAAAATCAATTAAGTAAGATTTTAGCAACGGGTGTTAAAGGGTTTCAGTTAGAAATTGCCATAAATCAATATTTTATTGAAAAAAAATTAGAAAACAAATGTGGTTGGTCGCCAAGTTCAGCCGTAAATAATTATAAATTCAAAAAAAATAGTTTTTTGAAAGGAATTTATAAAGATTGCAAAATGTATTACAATTTGATTAAATATGTAGGTTTTAGAAAATACGTTAATCAGGTTTTTAATTTTTGCAGATAATTAAAAATTAACAACAAAAATAAAACACTATGGAAGAACATTTTCACAAAAAAGTGTGTGTTATACTACACCTCTATTATGTTGATTTATGGGGCTACTTTTTACCCTACTTAAAAAGAATTGACACAGACATTGACCTTTACGTTACGATAACAGACGGTCATTCAGGTCAATTTACAGATATTCACGATGCAGTTATGTCGGAGTTTCCCGAAGCATTTATTTATTCATTGCCAAATAGAGGAATGGACGTTGCTCCTTTTCTGTATGTTATGAATGATATTTTTTCAAGGGGAAAAAATTATGATGTTATGATTAAACTTCATAGCAAAAAAAGTTTGGCTCACAGTTACGAACTTGGGGAGCGTTGGAGAAGCCAATTAACAGATGCCTTGTTAGGTTTTCCTAAATTACAAAACGGATATTTGGCTTGTAGAGATACAGATGCTAAAATGGTCGGGAGTGCTATTTGGGTTTTAAAACAAGACGTAATTGGGTATGAACAACAGTATTTTTCTGAACCTATTAACTTTACTGATTATGAGTTTGTAGGTGGAACTATGTTTATGGTAAATTTTAAAACCATAATGGATTGGTTTATTGCTGAAAATATTTATGAAAGATTTTATCATAAATTTGAAGACGGATATATTGGGGACGGCTCAATTGCACATCATTTAGAAAGAGTATTTGGTTGTTTAATAAAAGTAAAAGGGGGTTACATTTTAAAAGCATAAAATGGATTTACAAGAAAAAATTGAAAACTACATTAACAGGAAAAAAGAAGCACAGGGTTGGGTAGATTTTTATGAAGAAGAACTTCAAAATTTATCAAAAATGACACAACCTACAACCGATGACTTTTACGCTAATCTACCAAATAAAAAATATTATACTGCGGATTTTGAAGAAAAAAAATATGAATATATTTTAGGCGGTGACGGAAGAAGTTCTGCTTGGAGTGAATGGAGAGAGGGTGTTGTTTTGGTAGTTAAAATTAAAGATGGTTATTATCTTACTAACGAATTATTAATTGCGCTAACCGAATATTTAAAAGAAAAACACAAAGGTCAATATAATAAATTAGAAAATCACTTCGTTTTTAAACTATAAATTAATTCAAATAATATGGCACAGGGAGTACACAAAATTACTGCCGATTTTGAGGCAGAACTATCAAAATATACGGGCGCACCTTACGTTGTGTGTGTAGATAACCAAAGCAACGCATTGTTTTTGTGTTTGTATTATTGGATTCACGTTAAAAATAAAGAAGCACATATAGATTGGTTGGATGGAACTTATCAACCACCATTAATTGACGTTCCTCAAAGAACATATCCGTCAGTTCCTTGCGAAGTAATTCACGCAGGGGCAGAGGTAAATTTCACAAAGGTAGTTGGAAATACAATAAAAGGGGCATATCAATTAACACCAACTAACGTTTGGGATAGCGCATTAAGATTTACTGCTGATATGTATATTCCCGAATCAATGATGTGTGTTTCTTTCACAGGGGCGTACAAGCACTTTAAGTTATCAAAAGGCGGTGCAATACTATTAGACGATTTAGATGCCTACAATTGGCTGAAAAAAGCACGTTTTAGCGGAAGAAGTGAATGCAGTTATCACGAAGACGATTTTGATGATAATCCTGTTATTGGTTGGAACTTCTATATGATGCCTGAATTGTCTGCGAGAGGTCTTCTATTGATGAATCAATTTTATAATGCTGACGGAAGTAAAAAGCATAACGAGGATTTGGAATTGCCTTATCCTGATTTGAGTAAGTTTAAAATTTGGAAATAATGAAAGCAAAATCAGAATTAAGTAAAAAAACACCTGACGTAAGAAAATCTATTCAGTTGAGTAGAAAAATACCTGCTAAAATGAAAGAGGAAATACTAAACTATGTTACTTCTTCAAGTAGATATAATAATGGTCGTGTATTTGGTTTGGTAAAACCGTCAGCAATGTTTAAAATATCATCAAAAATAAGCGGAGTTTCTATGGGGGCAGATAAAGATGGTTTTTTTGTTTACACACATAGAGCGAGAAGTAAATCTTTCTCAACTCCATTGAAGATAACCAAAAAAGCAATTGATTCTATTGAAAGTACAGGTTAATATGAAAAAGCATTTGATTGTCTTTATGGCTTTTGAGCATTTGGATATTGTAAGCAAAAGTTTTGAAAGCATACAGGGTGTAGATGCTGATATATTTATAGTTGAAAATCAATCAATAAATTCAAAGGCTATTGCTGACTATTTTGAAGACAAAAATCATATTGGTTATATTCAATTTCACGAGAACATAGCCAATAGCGCAATGAGTATTTTTATTTGTGATTATTGGGATTTAATTGAGCAATATGAATACGTTACGTTTACTGATGGCGATTTATATGTACACGATGTAAAAGCAATGTTTGACGAAATATTTGATGCTTTTAAAAACCCTGAAGTAATTATTAGTAGTGCTGAATTATGGCAGGGCAATAATTACCTTAACAAACAAAGGTTTGGTTTAGAAAGATTTATAAATGAAAGCAAGTGTAATTTAGCGTTATTCGGAAGTGTACAAGGTCATACAGGAAACTTCTTCATTACAATAAAACACGAAGACATAAATCTTTTAAAGCAAAACAAATTATATCTTGATAGTTTTCTTGCCGAAACTGTAAATGCAATGAATAGAAGTTGGTTTAAAGTGAATAGAAACAAGGTATATCATTTAACTTGGGATTTGTATTACGATGGAAACCCTTATTTTGAATTTAAAAAACAGGTTTTTGACAAAATTTGGTTTAAAGAACATCATTCAGGATATGACATATTAAAAAATAACTTTTAAAATTAAAAAAATGGAAAATCAAGAAACTGAAAAACAACAAGAAAACATATTAAACAGACAATTAGAACCTGTTTTAATTGGTGCGGGTGGTTTTGCAAGAGAAATAGTTGCAGAAGTTTATCTTCAAAATAAGTTTAATTTAAAATGTTTTGTAGATGATGAATATTGGACTGATGGTCTATACAAGATTTCTGAATTTAATCCAAAAACTCAAAGTGCATTAATAGCAGTAGGAAATCCCGCAGACAAAATGAAATTATTGTCTAAATTACCTGAAAATACGAAATTTTGGAATTACATTTCTCCAAACGCCTATGTAAATAATTTGTCTTTAGGAAAAGGAAATTTCATCTGTGCAGGAGTTATCATAACTACCGATGTAAAAATAGGAAACCACGTTCATCTTAACTTACAAACAACAATAGGACACGATTCTGTTTTAGGGGATTTTGTAACTACTGCTCCGAGCGTAAATATTAGTGGAAACGTTAATATTGGAAAAGGTGTTTATTTAGGAACTGCTTGTTGTATCAGAGAAAAAATAAACATTTGCGATGATGCTGTAATTGGTATGAATGCAAGTGTTGTAAAAGACATAACAGAAAGCGGTACATACGTTGGTATTCCTGCTAAAAAGATAAAGTAAATTATGGTTGTTGAGCAATTAAGTCATAAAGAAGTAAGACCTTGTAAAGACTATCAGTTGAGGGTTTTATTTCTCGACCCTAAACCTATCTATGACAGAATTAAAGTTAATCATTTTGCAAGAATACAAAGTGTTCCGATAGGAGAAATGTTTCCTATAAACGGAAATATATGCGGTTGCGGTTGTGGTGCTGAAGTAACAGGAAGAAGAAGACGTTGGGCTACGGATAGTTGCAAGTATTTTGCACAGGCAGTTTGGGCTATTATAAATGGTCATTCTGAAACAATATCAAGTTATCTAAAATTATATCACGGGGTAGTTGCTTGTATTGAATGTGGACTAACTGATTCATACAAAGAATATGCTAATGGTATGTCTGTAAATTCAGTTCATAAAGACCACGTTGTACCTGTATTTAAAGGCGGGGGCGGTTGTTGGTTGTCTAATTATCAATACCTTTGTGATAGTTGTCACAAACAGAAAACAAAAAACGATTTAAAAAAATAAAATATGGACTTAAAAATTACACAACTTTCGTTAGATATGGTTAGGCAGATTGCTACTGAAGTAGCCACGTTCCACCATCATTATCATATTCTTTATGACATCGCAAATACCTTTGGCGACAAGAAGATTAATTACGTTGAAATTGGTGCTTATGCAGGTGGTAGTTCTTGCTTAATGATGCAAAGACCCGACACAACAATTATAAGTATTGACTTGGGAGTACCGATTCCTAAAGCGGTTGTTTTTGAGAATGTAATTAATTATAAAAGTAATAATAATTATTATAAATTTATTGAGGGAAACTCTCAATCTCAAACGACAAAAGACAAGGTTATCGAAACATTAAGCAATTCAAGAGTATTGGGCTATACTAATAAAATAGACATATTGTTTATTGACGGCGACCATAGTTTTGATGGGGTTTTTAATGATTTTTCAATGTACGAAGAATTAGTAAATGTTGGGGGTTACATTGTCTTTGATGATTACAACGATAAAGAGTTTAGCCCTGAAGTTAAAAGCGCAGTCGATGGTTTAGTGCCGAGCCTTTCAAATTACGAAATCATTGGTACATTAGAAAATAAATTGGGCGCATACCCAAGCGAACTTAAAGAGGGAAATTGTTTTGTTATTAAAAAAATAAAATAATGATGTTAGGAGTTACAATACACACATATCAAAGAGCGGACGGACAAACCCCGAACTTGCTTTTAAAAACGATTCAAAGCGTAGCAAATCAGTCGTACCAAAATTTTAAGATATTTATAGTTGGGGATAAGTATGAGGATAATCAAGAATTTGAAGATATTATTAATGGCTTTATTGAAATTAAAGATAAAATAGTATTTGAAAATTTAAGTTTTGCTCACGAAAGAGATAAGTATTTGGGTATTAACAATACTGCTCTTTGGAATTGCGGTGGTGCGAACGCACTTAATCACGCTAATAATTTAGCAAAGGCTCACGGAATAACAAAAGTGTGTCACATAGACCACGATGATATTTGGTTGCCAAATCATTTAGAGTTAATTGCTAAAACAATAATAGAAAAACAAAACCCTGCGTTCATATACACATTGAGCAGATATTTAGACAATCCTGTATTTCCTCAAATGCCTACTGACGGACAAGTAGTGGAATATTATCCTGCATATTGCTCTTTAATCCATAGTTCTGTTTATTATGATTTAGAACAGATACATTTGCCGTATCGGGATTTATGGGCTGAAGAAAACAGATATTTTCCAAGTGACGGGGATATGTGGGACAGAATTGCAGAAAAATGTAAAAAAGAAAATTTAAAAAGTTATGTCATAAGAGAGGTAACTTGTGTTCACGAAAAAGAAAACTATTAAACTATTTTTGGTATATTTTAAAATTTATAATTTTTTTATGGAATTTATTAAGCAAACAGATAATTACACTTGTTCTTTGATAACTATTTTAAATGCTTGTGTTTTCAAGAATAAGACTATTCCTTTTAAATATCCGTCTGATGAATACTTTAATTTTTTTAATGATTCAAAAACAAAAAATAATACTTTTTATGATGAAAAAATTTACGATTTAACAGGTATTAAAAAAGATTACTTTAAAGGAGATGGCAGGAGTTTTCATAAATGGTTTCATACCAATATATTAAAAGGAAATCCGATTGATTTTTCAGGTTACTGCAATGGATTACATTCTTTTTTAGTATGTGATTATAATGAAGAAAAAGACAGTTATATGTGCGTTGGTTCTAATATGTATAGTGAAAATATTGTTGAATGGTTGCCTTACGCTTTAATAATAAGAGGAAATTTTGGGTGTAATAAAATATCTTCATTCAGAAAAATAAAAATTAATAATATAAATAAATCAAGTTCAGCACTAATATTTAATAAATAATAAATAATAAATAACAAATAATTATGGAAAGAATGTTTAATGACATAGGTTTCGAGGTTACGAAATATGTCGCAAATAAAAAAACAATATTTGTTGAATCAAGAGAAGAAGCATTGAAATTAACTGAAAAAGTAGGCTATTTTTATATGATTTTTGATGTAAAGAAAAACGCAATTGGTTATGGAATTCCAAAATAAAAAAAACATTAATTATTTTTTTTAGTACCAAAATATTTTTATATTTGTAATCAACAAACTTTATAAAAACAACAATGGAAAAAAAACACACAATCATTTATGGTTCTTCTGATGATTTAGTAGAAGTAAACGGACAAGTAGATGCCGAATACGATAACTACACACTTGCTAAAAGAGGAATCCCTTTTGAATGTTCAGACGAAACAAAAGGAACAATCACTTATGACGGGGATTGGAAAATCAAAATTGAAAAACAAGGCTCTTTATTTCAGGAATTAAGACAAAGCGTAGGGGAAGACGGTAAGCATACCGATTTGGCTTTTAAATGTACACCTTATAGCGATGTACTTATCTTAAATGATGGTATTTCTTGGGTTAAAATAAACGGCAAAAAAGTTTAGTTTATTTAATTATGATTCAGCCAAACGAATTAAGAATTGGAAATATGTTATATTTTCCATTTACAGATGAATTTGTGGAAGTTTTAGGCATAAATGCTCACGAACAAAATAACGAAATAACTAATAGCATATCTTTCAAAAAAGATTCAAGTCTTTATTGTGAGAAAATAAGCGTACTGCAACCAATTAAATTAACTGAAGAAGTTTTTTTGAATAATTTAGGCGGTCAAAAAGATAGCGATAATTGTGTTTTCACATATTTAGATGCTCGTTATGATTTGAGAATATACCCTCTTATTGATGAAAAAACAAAAGAAATTTTCGGTATATGTTTGTGTAAGGGGGCTTACGGGAAACTTGAAAGTCATTGTCATATCAAATCTTTACATCACGTTCAGAATTACTGCTACATAAAAACAGGTCAAGAAATAAAAATAAATTATGAAAGAAACAATTAAATCAAAACCCTCTTTAGAGGTATTACAAATTGCTTTAGTATGTCATCAAGCAAATAAAGCGTGGTGTGAAGCAAATGATGATAATTCTCAAAAAGATTGGCAAGATGCGGAAGATTGGCAACGTGAAAGTGCAATTAAAGGAGTAGAGTTTAGATTATTAAATCCAAACGCAGGACACGATGCTCAACACAACGCTTGGTTGGAAGAAAAAGTAAAAGATGGTTGGGTTTATGGAGAGGTTAAAGATGCGGTAGCCAAGACACACCCTTGCATCATTCCTTTTGACAAACTACCCGACTTTCAAAAGAAAAAAGACGCACTATTTTGTGCTATTGTTGATTCATTATCAGCAGGAAATACATTAACATTAAATTCTTTAAAATAAAGAAGATGGCAAAAAAAACAGAAAAAATTACCAACCTATTATTCTTCGGGGATTTTGGTTGTACGACAGGATTCGGAAACGTATCAAAAGAACTTATTGACCATTGGTCAAAAGACAAAAATTTAAGAATAGTTGTTTTTGCAATTAACAACTTTGCAGAAGCCCCTTACGACTATAAAGAAAACGTAAAGGTATTACCTGCTATGACTTTATCCGAAAGCAAAAAAGACGTTTATTGCAGAATAGAGTTTCTAAAAACTATTTATCAAAACGATTTTGACATTGTTTTTTGCTTAAATGACATTGAAATTTTCAATGAAATGGGAGAGCATTTATTAAACGTTAAAAAGGAAAAAAGAAAAGAGAACAAAAAGTCTTTCAAAACTATGGTTTATTTTCCTATTGATAGCGAGCCAAGACCTGTTGATTTGAATATATTAAGTTTTTTCGATGAAGTTATAACTTATACTGAATACGCTAAAAACGTAATGAAACCTCTAACTACGCCAACAAATGCTAAAAAAATTAGAGTTATTCCTCACGGTTGTAATACAAATGATTTTTATCCTTTAACTAACGAAGAGAAACTTGAAGCAAAATTAGAGATTTTGGGCGAAGCAGGAGATGCTGAAACTTATTTATTTGGTAGCGTAAATAGAAATTCTGCGAGAAAAGATTTAGCGAGTTTGATATTGGGATTTGCTACATTTAAGCATCATAATCAAGTAAAAGCCGTGTTGTATCTTCATTGTAATCCTTTAGACCCGTCAGGTATCAATATGTACCGTCTTTGCGAAAGAGTAGGGTTAAGAGTTGGATTAGATGTCATTTTCCCAAAAGATTTTTCAGAAAACAAAGGTTGTGATAACGTTCAGTTAAATAGAATTTACAATGCTTTTAATTGTTTTATCACAACTACTACGGCAGAGGGTTGGGGCTTGTGCCTTGAGCCTTTTACTAAAATACCAACTATAAATGGAGTCAAAAACATTAAAGATGTTTTAGTAGGAGATATGGTTTTAGGTAATAGTGGTAAATATCATAAAGTTTTAGACACTACTTTTAGAAGCGTGGATAAATTAGTAAACGTTAAAACTGAATATGGTTTTAACGTTAGTGCTACTGTTGAACACCCTTACTTTGTTTATTCTAAACGTGAAAATAAAGGAGAATTTAAAAGAATAAAGGATATAAAAAAAGGCGATTATTTAGGAATTGTAAAGCCAAAAGGAGATAAAGAACTAATAAATTCTTTAGATTTGATTGATTACATAGATTTAGACAATAAAAATAATATAATAGAAGAAGATTTTTTGTCTAATAAATTTTCATATAGCCCTAAAAGTAAAGAATGGTCAATTTCTGAAATTTCAAAAAAATACGGAGTTTCAAAAAACATTTCAGAATCGGCTATACAAAACTTAAAAAATGGAACACTAAAAAAATCTAAAAAAGTTTTAGATTTATGTGAAAAACTTAAATTTGATGGATATTATAAATCAAAACCTGTTAAAATAAAAAGAAATTTAAAAATAAATGACGACTTTTTATATCTAATTGGTTGGTATTTAGCAGAGGGAAGTAACGAAGATGGAAAGAGAGTTGAGTTTTCTTTAAATATAGATGAATTACACATAGCGGAAAAAATTAAATCAATAATTGAAGATGTTTTTGGATTTAAAGATTCTGTAATAAAAAAAATGAAAACAAAATGTGCATTAAGAGTTTCTAATACTATAATTGCTCAATTTTTTAAAAAAACCTGTGGACAAGGTAGTTTGAATAAAAAAGTGCCTTGTTTTTTAATTGGTTCTGAAAAAAAATTAATGCCTTTGGTTAAAGGATATATTGAGGGAGATGGTCATTTAAGGTTTGATAGAAACCATATTTCTTTTACAACAGTATCTCCTTCTTTAGCCTTTCAAATTCAATCTATTTTGAACTCAAATGGAGTTTTTGTTTCTTCTCACAAATTTAACAAAAGGAACATTGGTAATTTTAATTTTTATCAGTGTTCAATAACAAATCATTATATTCAAAAATATATGGATTTAGTAAATTATGAATTTGATTTAAAAAGAAATAATACAAGAAATCATAATTCTAATGTTATAGAAAATGATACGCATTTTTTTGTAAAAATAAAAACAATTTCAGAAATATATAACAAAACTGAAGTATATGATTTATGTGTTGAAGAAACTCATAGTTTTGTTGGTAATGGTTTAGTTTGTCATAATACAGTAACAGAGGCAATGGCTACAAAAACGTTGGTTATTTGTCCAAAACATACTTCACTAACTGAAATTACAAATGACGGCGATTTAACACTAAACTTTATGTTTATGCAACCTACCGTTTATGTGAATGACTTTGAGAAAATCAGATATTCTTGTAATCCAAGTGAAGTAAATACTTTATTAGGGGTTGCTTACAACTTGATTAATGATGAAGAAGAATTACAACTTATGGTTGCCGAAAAAATCGAAAGGGCTTATGAAAAAGTAAAAGGTATGAGTTGGGAAAAAATAGCAAAACAATTCAAAGTAAAAATAGATAAACTTGCAAAATAAATTTTATGAGTAAATTAAATAGTAATATACCAAGTTTTAAAGGTTTAGTAAGAAAATCATATTTAACCAAAAACGTTAAAGATAGTGATGAATTTATAAATGTTTATTGTTTTGCAATTCAGTCTGTTGCAGGTGTAATATTAACGTTTCACATTATGACAGATGATGGTATGGTTAGAAGTAGAGTCCCAATATCTGAAATTTATACTTCGATTCCTGAAAATGACATTCCCGCACATTATAAACAATTGTGGGATTGCTTTTCAGAAAACGTGTCAGTAGTTGAATATGATTTTTTAGCATATCATAGAGCCGAAATAGTTTTAAGAGATGGTAAAAAAATATGGGCTACATATATGTTCACGGTCGATTGGTTTAATAACCCTTATTCAGATGAACCCTCTGATTATAAATGCGGACACATATTTTTTGCTGATGACGGATTTTTACTTTGTCAACCAAACAATAGAATATTTTGGAGGGATAGTAATTGGGTAACTAAAAAACTTCCTCAAGATTTAAAACAATTTAAAGTTGATACTGAATTAATTTCAGTAGAAAATCAAGCCGACAGATGGATTACTGAAGACGGAGATAGTTTTTATTACGAAATTAAAAAAGAAATTTAAAATTAAAAAAAACCAAGAACCCGATTGCAAGGATAAGTGCTACAAATATTATGAATTCAGAAGTAAATTTATTTGATTTTGGCTTGGCTATAAGACTACTTAAAGACGGTAAAAAAGTATCAAGAAAAGGATGGAATGGAAGTGGAATGTATGCATATTATGTTCCTGCTAATTCATACCCCGCAAGTACTGAAATTGCAAAAAAGGAATTCGGGGACAAGTTAGTTCCATACAGACCTTATTTGGCTTTAAAGACGGCTCAAAATGATATAGCGACTTGGAATCCAAGTACTTCAGATTGTTTAGCGGAGGATTGGTTTGTTGTCGAATAACAAAATAAATTGATATGGCTAAAAGACTAAAAAGTTTAGATGAACACAACTCTGTGTCTTCTACTTTCCATTGGGGAATGATGAATCAGAAACCTGTTCCAAACGGTATTGCTTGTCCGAAATGCGGAGAAGAATTGCTTGACACACAACCTAACGTTACATTAACATCAATGCCACCAAAAAAGAATGTTGGTTGCTCAAGTGAAAAGTGCGACTATACAGGTTATAGAATTGCATAATTAAACCAAGAACCCGATTGCAAGGTAAAGTGCTACAAATATTATGAACTCATTAGATTTTTGCTATTGGCTACAAGGATTTTTTGAATTATCAAAAAAATCTGAATTAAAAGAACTTGATGAAAATCAAGTTCAGACAATTAAATACCATTTAAAACTTGTTTTTCGGAAAGAAACACCTGATAATTGGAATGAACAAGAAAAAGGGAATTTTGGAACTTGCGGTATTTCAGAGCCAAGTTCAAACTAAATTATTAATAAACCAAGAAACCGATTGCAAGGTAAAGTGCTAAAATTATTATGGAAGAAAATTTAAAACCAAACGAATTGCCAAATCCTGCTGATTTTATGATGTTAGGAGAAAAAGCATTTGAAGAAAATGTACACGAAAAGTTAAGAGAAACACTATCTCCAACAGAAAAACAAATGTGGATAAGTGGTTATTTATTAGCAATAACCAAACAGAGTAAAAGATAATAAACCAAGAACCCTATTGCAAGGTAAAGTACTATAAATAATATGGAGATTAAAATAGATTACAAACCCGATGAACAAGGTAATTTTGGTACAGATGAAATAACTATAAACATAAAAAATGTTTCTACATCTGCTTTGTTGATACTTAAAAGAGAATTAAAAGAACTTTTTGAAAAAAACAAGGAACAAGATTCTTTTAATTGGTTGAGTTTTGCGGATTTATGTTTTGAATTAAGTAATTCTTTAGAAGCAGAAAAAAAATTGAAATTATAGAACCCGATTGCAAGGTAAAGTGCTAAAAATATTATGGAATCAAACGATACACAGAGAGAATTAACTTTCGGAGAAAAAGCGGTAGGATTAACATTTAATCCGTCAGGCGATGATAAAGTAAATCAAGCCAAAAAATTAATGGCTGATGCTTTAGATTTATTACAACAAGCCGAGTTAGAGAAAAGCGATTATGGAAAGATAATGCAAAGTTGGGAAGCAAATGTTTTTAGAACAAATGCTTTTAACAAGATTGTTGATGCACAAATGGCTTTAGTCAAGT